ACAGAGAGTTACGAAACTACAGGGAGAAAACAATCAAGAGAAGAATCAATGAAAATTGACGCAAGTCTAAAGAACATTCTTGATAGTAACAATATTAATTATAAGACATTAAATTATGAGAACGAAACCAATATTCTTCTTACAATGTTAGAGTATGTAAAAAGTGAAAGCAGTACTCTCTAACAGAATATACATGGAGGTAACTTCTTCTTATCAGTCGCAGCTTGATAAAGAACTTACATATAGTATACCCCCAAGGCGACCAATCGATCCACCCATCATAATTAAAAATATGGGTATAATTCGTGCTGGTCTAGTTACTGTACCTGCAGGTCGTACTGATTTGATACCAGAGGACTACGAAATTGTCGATAAGAGGGTTGACAAGCCAGTAGAACCTTATGACTTTAAGTTTACTTTACGAGAATCACAACAAAAAGTATATGACGAAGTTGATAGCAGTTGTATAATTAACGCTTGGGTAAGCTGGGGTAAGACATTTACTGCGTTAGCTATCGCAAATAAATTAAAACAAAAAACGCTTATAGTAACACATACATTAGCGTTGCGATCTCAGTGGGAAAAAGAAGTACAAAAAGTTTTCGGGGTTGCGGCGGGTGTGATTGGCTCGGGAAAGTTTGACATAAATAGTAACATTGTCGTTGGAAACGTACAAACTCTCTATCGAAATGTCGACAAAATCGCAAATGAGTTCGGTACAATTATATTGGATGAGATGCACCATGTATCTTCGCCTACTTTTACCAGACTTATTGATGCCTCTCGCGCACGATACAAAATTGGACTTACTGGTACAATGCAGAGAAAGGATGGGCGACATGTAATATTTCGTGACTACTTTTCAAATACAGTATTTAAGCCACCCAAAGAAAACTATCTTACTCCACGAGTTGATATTTTAAAGAGTGGAATAAGATTTCATGATGGTGCACTTGATTGGGCATCTAAAATTAACGCACTTGCATATGATTGGGAATACCAAAATACTATGGCAATGCTAGCAGCAAGTTATGCTGCAAAAGGACACAAAGTTTTATTAGTAAGTGATAGAGTTGATTTTCTAAAAGCGTGTGCGCGTCTCATTGGTGATGATGCAATCTGCGTAACTGGAGCTATTCCATATGAAGAAAGACCTGCACTTATTAAAGAAATTTATAATGATAAAAATGTGCTATGTGGAACACAGTCGATTTTTAGTGAGGGAATTAGTGTTGATTGTTTGAGTTGTCTTATATTGGCTACTCCAGTAAACAATGAACCACTACTAACTCAGCTCATAGGTCGTGTTATACGGATGTATGACGGAAAGCCTCAGCCTGTAATTGTAGATATACACTTAGAAGGGCGAACAGCTAAAAAACAGGCAACTGCAAGAATGGGATACTACATACGACAAAGCTATGAAGTATCTGAAATATAGCATGAAAAAATATATCTTGACATGGAGTTAAATTTTTGATATAATATGTTATTCTATAATTGGGAAAAAGTAAAAAGGGAAAGCAATGGCAGTGTTAAGGACATCTTAACAATCCTCCATATACTTACCTATAAACTTCCACCAGTGAATAGACATGATAGAATATATAAGTTTTGGACTAAAAATTTTCATGGACATAGTTTCTTGTTAAATCCAAAACCTTTATTTATTCAAAGAAGGAGATATTCAGATAGCGAGATTGCGCAGTATGCAGGTGTCGCTTCTCTACGCAACTATTTTGAATATCAAAAAACAAAAGACACCAGATTAGACCTCCTTCACTTTACAGGGGACGAGGACAGTATTAAAAACAATAGATTACTAAAGATAGAGGGCGATTATATTCGCTTTTTGTTTGAAGAAATCACTATAGGAGAAATGAAATGGCAATAAAATTTAATCAAGCCAAGGGCGAAGCCCAAAAGAACAAAATCGATAGCTACCAATATGTAGAAGGCGATAACAAAGTAAGAATGGTCGGTGACATGTTACCAAGATATGTATACTGGCTAAAAGGTGAGAATGGAAAAAACTTACCGTTCGAATGCCTATCATTCGATAGGAACAAAGAAGCATTTACCAACGTAGAAAAAGACTGGGTGAGAGAATATCATCCTGAGCTTAAGTGCGGCTGGTCATATGCTATTCAGTGTATACATGATGGCAAAATCAAAGTGCTTAATCTTAAAAAGAAATTACTTGAACAAATCATGGTAGCAGCTGAAGATCTAGGCGATCCTACCGATCCTGAAACTGGATGGGATGTACATTTTAAAAGAGTTAAAACAGGCCCAATGGCTTATAATGTTGAGTATCAACTACAAGCTCTTAAATGTAAACCTCGCCCATTGACAGAAGCAGAGCAGGAGCTTGTTTCTGAACTCAAATCTATGGATGAAGTCTTAACTAGACCTACTCCAGATGCTCAAAAAGAGCTACTTGATAGATTGAGAGAAGGTTCTAGCAATGAGCCTGATGAAACAATTTCTGACGAATTCGATATTTCTTAGGAGAGCATTATGTTAACAGTAGGAGACAAATTCCCAGACTTACACATGAAAGGTGTAAATGAAGAAAATGAAATCATTGATGTAGATGTATTACTCGCCGAATGGTCAGTAGTATATTTCTATCCAAAAGATTTTACTTTTATTTGTCCAACAGAAATAGCTGGCATGGACGAATTAAGTAGTCGTTGTGATGTTATTGGTGTGAGTGGAGACAACGAGTTTTGTAAACTTGCTTGGAAAAAAGATAACTCTCTCATTCGAGACATAAAACATATTCTTGCAGCAGATTGCGGTCTTCGACTTTCTCGTGAACTAGGAATAGTTAATGAGGAGGAAGGAGTATGTTATCGTGCAACTTTTATAATCGATCCTGAAGGAATCATTCAACATGTATCAGTAAACGCACTAGATACAGGAAGAAGTGCAACTGAAATCTCACGAACACTACAAGCCTTACAGGCAGGTGGTCTAACAGGGTGTTCTTGGACACTCGGGGACGAGTTCGTAGGATGATTTTATTTACTGCAGATTGGCATATTAAACTTGGACAAAAGAATGTACCAATAGCTTGGGCGTGCTCAAGGTATAAGATGTTCTTTGAACAAATTTATGAACTTGAAAAAGACGTTGATTTGCACATCATTGGTGGGGACTTGTTTGACCGAGTCCCCAGCATGGATGAACTTACACTTTACTTTGACTTTGTAAAGGGTGTTTCAGTAAATACTATTATATTTGATGGTAACCATGAAGCAACACGTAAAAACCAAACATTTTTTACAAATTTAAAAAGAGTGACAGAAGAATTAAATCCTTTTGTAAAAGTATATACAGAAACTTTATATCAAGACGATTGGGCAATACTGCCTTATGCAGACTTACATAAAAAAGAAAGCATAGAAAATATTAATACAGACGTACTATTTACTCATGTCAGAGGAGAAATACCACCTCATGTTACACCAGAAGTAAATTTAAAAAGATTTGATAAATTCAAAGTTGTGTTTGCAGGAGACTTACACGCACATAGCAACACACAAAGAAATATAGTATACCCTGGAAGTCCTATGACTACAAGTTTTCACAGAAACAATGTTGAAACAGGGTATTTGATGATAGACGATAATGATGGATTTCAATGGACATGGCATACATTTGATCTACCACAATTAATTCGTAAAACAGTTACAGATCCTAGTGAGATGGTACAAACAGAGTTTGACCATACAATATATGAAATTGAAGGAGATGTATCAGACTTGAGTAATATCAAAAACAGTGAATTACTAGATAAAAAAGTAATTAAAAGAAAGACAGAAGCAACTCTAATATTGGATAAAGAGATGACAATAGAAGAAGAACTAGGAGAGTACCTAGGTTATATATTAGAGTTAGATAATGATAAAGTAAAAAACATTTTAGGAGTATTCAGTGATTACGCTAAAGAAGCTAACGTGGAGTAATTGTTTTAGTTATGGTTCGGACAATGAACTTAACCTTGATGAAAGCATAGTAAACCAACTAGTTGGAACAAATGGAACAGGAAAAAGTTCAATTCCGTTAATACTTGAAGAAGTATTATTTAATAAAAATTCAAAAGGAATCAAAAAAGCAGACATACCAAATCGTGAAGTCAACAAAGGCTATGATATAGGTTTGACTTTTGATGTTGTAGATGATGAGTATGAAATCGAAGTAGTACGCAGAGGAAATATAAAAGTAAAATTATATAAAAACAAAGAAGATATTTCTAGTCATACAGCAACAAATACATACAAAACACTAGAAAAGATTATTGGTATTGATTTTAAAACTTTTTCGCAGATTGTATATCAAAATACAAATGCAAGTTTGCAATTTCTTACTGCGACTGACACAAATCGTAAAAGATTCTTAATTGATCTTTTGCAGTTAGATAATTATGTAAAATACTTTGAAGTTTTTAAAGATTTATCACGAAATTTGAGTGGAGAAGTTTCAGTCATACAAGGGAAAATTGACACAATTGATAAGTGGTTATTAGATAATAAATTGGAAGATACATCACTACTTTCGAAATTAGAATTACCATTTTACTCGGAAGAAGATGAAGAGTCTTTGCGGTCTTTACAATTAGAATTCCAAAATATCTCAGAAATTACGAAAAAAATTAACCAAAATAATTTATACAAAAGCCAGTTAGAATCCCTTGATTTAGGCTTTGCGAAAGATTATGTTGCAAAAAATGAATGGCAAGACACAGAACAGTTAGTAGAAGAAATTGGAGAAATAAAATCAAAAAGTTCACAAGAAGTACGAATGGTCAAGAAGTATATGGACTTGCAGGAATTAGATGATGCAGGATGTCCAACTTGTGGTCAAGACATAGATATAACATTTATTAAAAAAGAATTACACAAACATCAAACTGCTCGTACAGCATACTCTGAAAAACTAGAGGAAGCAAATGATAAACTAGCAGACATGAATGCAGCAAATAAAATGCTAAAACAAATGGAGCAGAGAATAAATAGTTGGGAAGAAGTCTATCGAAGTATAGATCAGACACTTCCTTTACAAGTTCCAGATTCCGAAGAAGTACAGGACAAAATAATTAAATTAAAAGAGAGAATCCGTAACCGACAAGAAAGAGTAAATGAAGTTATAGAGGAAAACGAAAGAATAGAAAGACATAATACTCGACTCTCCATAATTGAAGAACAACAAAGCGATTTCGAAGAACAACTACAAGAACTCTCTACAGATATTATAGACGTAGAAGATAAACTTGGTCATGTTGAAATATTGAAAAAAGCATTTAGTACAAATGGACTACTTGCATATAAAATTGAGAACTTAGTAAAAGATCTCGAAGAATTAACAAACGAATACCTTGCAGACTTATCGGATGGAAGGTTTAGTTTAGAATTTGTTGTCTTAAATGACAAACTTAATGTAGAAATAGACGATAATGGAAAGTCAGTAGAAATTCTAGCTCTTAGTGCAGGAGAACTCGCAAGAGTTAATACCTCAACACTATTAGCAATTAGAAAACTCATGAGTAGCATCTCAAAGTCGAGAATAAATGTACTGTTTCTGGATGAAGTAACAAATGTATTAGATGAACAAGGAAAAGAAAGACTAGTAGAAATTCTACTGAGAGAGGAAAATTTGAATACTTATATAGTATCACACGGCTGGACACATCCACTATTGTCCAAGATAGAAGTTATAAAAGAACAAAAAATTAGTAGGCTCGAACTTGGTTAATCCTAGACAAAAAGGTCACCGAGGCGAGCAACAAGTATTATCTATGCTTGAAAGACTTACAAATGAAACATGGGTACAAACTCCAGGATCTGGTAGTGGAAAGATTAAAGGGGATTGCATGGTACCTGACAAAGTAAACTTATTTACTGTTGAGGTCAAATTCTATAAAGATATTGGTTTCAATAGTAAAATATACACTCAGAAAAGTAATAATCTTTTCAAATGGTGGAGTAAACTTTGTAAACAAGCACAACAAATGGGACAAGAACCACTGTTGATATTTAGAGAGAACCACGGAAAGTTCTTTGCAGCAACAGTACGAAAACCAAAAAACACATTGCGTTATATGCACATTGCCTGGCTAGGTGCTTATATACTAATCGCAGAACACTGGCTAGAAAAAGAGGAGATACAATTTACAAATGGCGATAACATTCTCAGACCTTGGGAGCCCAGCTCCAAGTGGGAACTTGCTGATAGTTGATAGTCTCAATATAGCATTTAGATGGAAACATCAAGGTGTAACAGACTTCAAATATGATTATGTCCGAACAATAGAAAGTTTAGCAAAATCATACAACGCAGGTACGATTGTAATTACTGCTGATGGTGGTAGTTCATATCGTAAAAATATATTCCCTGAATATAAGGCAAACAGAAAAGAAAAATATGCAGAACAAACTCCTCAAGAAGAAAAAGAGTTTGCTATGTTTATGGCAGAGTTTAGTAATACTTTAACATTACTGAAAGAAAAATATCCAGTATTTCAATTCAAGGGAGTTGAGGCTGATGATATTGCAGCATACATTAGTATGAATTTAGATAAGTACGGATTAGACGAATGTTGGATGATATCATCTGATAAAGACTGGGACTTACTTATTAATGATAGAGTTTCTCGTTTTAGTACAGTTACTAGAAAAGAAACTACAATACACAATTGGGATGAACATTATGATTTTGATGTTCCCGATTATATAACATTCAAATGTCTGACTGGCGACAAGGGGGACAATGTTCCAGGTATCCCTGGAATTGGTCCAAAGCGCGCAGTGCAGCTAATGGAACAATATGGAGACGTTTTCGATATCTATGATGCTTGCCCAATAGACGGAAAGTATAAATATATTCAAAGCCTCAATGAAAATGCAGAACAACTTCTAGTAAACGTTGAGCTTATGGATTTAATTACTTACTC